GTGAATGGGAAATAGTGGAGGTGAAGAAATGATTGGTCCTTACTTTATCTGCTTGGACTGCGTTTACTACCATGAGTACGGGGTGCTTCTTGGAACGCCCCTTGACCGCTACTGGGAAGTTGCCCGTCATGCTAGTGGCGCATTCTGGATTGACGTGCCCACCGATGAAAGTGATGGTTTTGTCGCTTTCAGTCGCGAACCTTGCGATGCCTGCGAAACACACCTGGCGGGACAGAGATTCCCCGCTACAAGAATGGAGATGAACAAATGATGAGTCGCAAAGATTACGTTTCAATCGCTGAAGCCATTGTCCCCTGCGGATTGGAGATGGGTGTTAGTGACTATGAGTTGCTAGTGGACCGCTTGGGCGATGTGTTCGAGCGTGATAACCCCCGCTTTGAACGTGAGCGTTGGGAACAAGCCTGCAACTTGCATTACATCCACATCCGCTGAATACAAAAGACCCCTGGAGCTTATTGGCTCTGGGGGTTTTTTGTGCCTACCTTACCTCGGTGGGTTCAGTCACCCGGATTTCACGCTTTGGCTTTTCAGCCCTTGGCGATTCCGGTTCAGCTGGAGAATCGAGTTCCGCAACTGCTTTAGCCATCTCAGGGGCAAGGGCGTAGATGGCACCACTCTCAGGGTTTCCTGCCGCCTTCAAGATTGCGTCTTTGATTTGCTTTTCACTAGGCATTGAGCATCTCCAATAGTTTGAGTTTGTATTTCTTGAGTTCGAGCATAGCCATACCTTTGTCATCTGGCTCATCTGATGTTTCTTCGGCAACAGGCTTTTCTGGGGCAATGGAATCCAGAACCTCAGTCAGCAGTCTGGTGTCCTCGTCTGTCATTTCTTCACCCATCTCCAGCTTGACTAGAGCGTCGGACAAAGCATCAAGGTCCACGTCTGCGCGTTGAGCAACTTTTGCGAGCCCACGAACTTGGGCTTTGCCGGAAGTGCCCTCATATGCGGGGAACGCCACAATACTGACCTCGTGAATCATAACCTCACGCAAGGTGCGTTCTGAGCCATCCTCCGACCACTCGTCACCTCCACGGGGAACAGAGAAACCAAAGCTCATAGCATCTACGTCACCACGCTTCAGGAGTTCGGCGGCATCACGACCCGTGGAAGTATTGGGTAGCTGGGCAACCACTTTGAGTCCACGTTCATCCTCGACCAACTTCATCGTGCCGGACCGGGTAGAACCCAGGACCTCACTTGTATCGTGGTTCCACAGGAACTTGATATCGTTGCGGGATTTGAGTGAACGGATGAAAGCCCCTGGAGCTATACGCTCCGTGAACGGCAATGGTTTGCTTGGGGAATCGAACAAAGCGGCATACCCTTCAAAGAACATACCGTCTGAGTTTTCCCGGACCTCCATCTCATCCAATGGCGTTTCACGGGTTTCAATAGCAGGCAAAGTATCTCCCCTGTCTTTCTGCTCTTGTTCGAGTCTACCAAACACACCGTCAGCATACTTCATTGCTCGACCTGCGGCACGTTTGCTTGGACCGCTACCCCAAAGTAGATGGGCAACTACTCCTGGGCTGGGGTACTTGTCATTTTCTGGGTCTGCCGCTGGAGCTTCCAGGTCTGGCATGTGGCGAGCTATCCAAGCTCGCAACCTTATCCACTTTTCAGCGGTCACATTACCTTGAGCCATAGCTCTTGCTTCACGAATGGTCTTGTCGGTCAGACCACCGCCACCCTTGCCCTCTTTGACATATTTGAGACCCTGGCGTGCTGAAGCCCTCATGAAAGCTGGCGGGTCCAAGTTGATTGCCCTATCTTGCTTGTCATCGTAGGAACGCAATGAGTCAATCTTGGTGAGGGCGGAGAATCTGTGCCCGACCAGACGGGCAGTTGGTTTCCAGCCGTCATCGCCTTCACGGAATATGCGAATGAGTGCGGCAGGATTTTCTGGACTGGCTTCAACGGTAAAGCTGGAATCAGGCACCTTTATTGGGTTGTCCTGGGATATACGCTCAATTTGACCCTGGGCGACTCCACCAGATGCTTTCCATCTGACGTAATCCCCTTTTGCGAACGATTTTCCCGATTCAGCCCTTGATTGAACAATTTGGAGGCTCCCTGAGCCCCTCTCAGAGCCTTTTATCCCGTCCCGGGGTTCTAGTCCCCGGATAGGGGTCTCATCGCTCTCAGGCGATTCTGGCGCTTCGTGGTTTTCTTGGTTCACCATTAGCGGTCCACCTCATCGTCGTAGACTGATTCTGGGTCAGCCTCATCTATCTGCGCTACCGGTTGAAGCTGTGAACTTGGGACCCCAGTGTGCGGAATTGGCGGTAGCCCAAGTGCTTCTAGCACCCCTGCTGGGTCAAAACCTGCGACCACCAGTTGTTGTGCCGCCTGGACCTTATTCTTGGTTGCCGTAATGTCAGAGTCAATAATGTTTACGTTAGCTAAGGGGACCCGCACACTATTTGCGGAATCCTGTTCCATTGGAGGTAAGTCCTCCAGCCTGCGAACATCGTTGATTGTCAAGAATCCTGACTGGAGCCCTGTCGAATACGAGGCAGTACGGGTTTGGAGGTCGGAGCGAACCAGACCATCCATATTGAACTTGACGTATGCGTTCTCCCCACGAGGCAAGCGGTCAAGCAATGTGCTGAACGCGCTTTCAATCTTGGTCACAATGGGTCGCAAGCCGTGGGTTATCCAAGCAAGGTTGTTCTGCTCAACGCTGGCGTAGCTCGTCGTCCCGGGAATCCCCAGCAAATGCGGGGGCACATTGAAGGCGCGAGCGATATCCTCTACCGCCATCCTGCGAGCATCTATAGCCTGCGACTGCCCGGGGTCCACCTGCGTTGCCTTGAACGTAGCTCCACCGGACAGCACACCAGTTTTGTGACCTCTGCGCCATCCCCGGTGACGGGAATCGAAACCTTCAGCAAGATTTTTGGCTTGCTCTGCGGTCAGGTTGCCGGGGAACTCAATAATTCCATTTAGGTTGGTCCCATTTCCAAAGAATGTTGCAGCGAACTTTTCAAGAGCCATCGCCAGACCAAAGTTTTCCTTGAGAGCTTTGACCCTTGACACGCCACGGAGCACCCCAGGGCGTACTACGTCAGGAATCCAAAGAATCTGCTCTGATGAGAGGTTTCGCTTTTCACCCTCAACTTGGAACTGGACCCTCCCAATCCCACTACGCTTGATTTCTACCGTCAAGGGGTTTAGGACCGTCAAATTTACAATCTTGCCCTGCTTGTTACTGAACACACGGACAAACGCATTACCGTCAAGGAGCAAACTGACAATTAGTGAATTGTAAAACGCTTCACGGGGCAGGTCTACGTCTGGCTTCTTTACCCAATCCGGCTTTGGCTCAAAGATTTGCCTTTTGTCATCCACCCGGATGTAACACCCCATCGGCAAAGTGGAGATGGTGTCAGCAATAAGACTGACTGCCGAGAATACGGCATTGACTTGAAATACTGTTTCGTCATTGATATTTGTGGCAGACAAAGTGCCGATAGCAATGTCATCGCCTGACTCAAAAATACTTTGGTAGCTTATTGCTCTCTGCTCGAACAATCGCTCAAATACCATTACTTGCTAACCGCCACTCCGATGAGGATGGCGAATATGCCACCTATGATGAGTCCAGCCGGGATGGAGAGCAGGCTTACGCCACCTGTAATCGCCAGGGCTCCGGCTAGCTGTAGAATAGTAGACATTATCACCTAACTGAAAAATTCAGGAACTAGTAATTCCATTCTACCGGCAGTTGCCCTATCTACCGCAATAACCGCCGCAACAGCTGAGTCAATCTTTCGCGGGCTGTCACGCTTGTCTTTTACAATACGCGGTCCAACTGAGTCAATCTTGACAACCGCATTGTCCAAATGCCTTGCGAGAGTAGGGTCCCCATCGTGGATGAGCCTGTTTTCAATGACCGCATCAAAAAACTTGGTACAAGCAGGGACCATACGCCGGGCACTCGTGGACGGGTATTCCACAATCGGTAGACCGTAATCCTCTAGCACCTGCATTGTTCTGGTCCAGCGATACGGGTCGCAAGCAATTTCCCGCACGTTGCGGTGCTCTTTACAGAAGTCAATAATGGTTTGCTCAACCTCACGAACATCAACCCGCCAATCCTCACCGTGAATCTCCAAATCCTTCTCCCACGCCTTCACCATAAAAACACGGATGGGGTCATCCTCATTTTCCGGGATAACACAACCAACTATCACTGTCGCATCCCCGCTGAACGAGCCATCAAAGCCAAGAATTATTTGGTCGTCAGGTTTCACGTGAAACTTTTGCTCGCATTTATCCCAAGCTCCGGTAGGAAGCCAAGCCAACTGGCTCGAAACCCACTGGTTACAACGCTTGGTCCTGAACTCAGACTCAGGGGTACGGCGAACTGAAGAATGAAAGTCGCTTGGCGCGTTCAGGTCAGCATAGCCAGGGTTTGCTTGCCTCCAAGTTTCCTCATTCCTGTGGTCCCCGTCATTCTCCCACCAAGCCATAAAGAATGTCGGGTCATCTACTTCCCCGCTGGCGATTGACTTGCCGTAATTGTATAAGTCGTAGGCGATAGAGTCCCTACCCGTGCTATCAGCTTTCACCCCGGCAGTTGTAATCGCAAGCATTGTCGCCATACTGCCTCGGGCACCCATAGCAAGCGACATAACATCAAAAAGGTCACGGTTAGGTTGCGCGTGAAGCTCGTCAAACATCACAAAGGTAGGGTTCAAGCCCTCCTTGGAGTATGCCTCAGCCGACAGAACCGTATATGAGCTGTTACCGGCTGGGTAATAAATGGCGTTACGGTAGACCTTCATCATTTTGGATAGCTCCTCAGACTCAGCCACAATCCTTGCCGCATCCTTGAACACGATACGAGCCTGACCCGTCTCTGCCGCGACAGAATACACCTCACCGCCCTCCGGTCCCGATAGGAGAGAATACAGCGCCAGAACCGAACCCAGAGCCGATTTGCCATTCTTGCGGGGCATTCCGACGTAGTTGATTCTGTGACGTAGCTGGTCTGTTTCATCGTGAGCGAAAATATGCGTAATCAGGTCTTTTTGCCAGTCCCGCAACCGCAATTGGGTACCCGACTTGCCTGCGACAGAATCTTTGGTGATAATTCCGTACTGTTCGGCAAACTCAATGGCTATATGTCCCTCCCCATGGGTCAAATGCTTTTCAGGTACCGGGGTTAGCCACTTGGGCTCATGGTTTGTGAAGTTCATTGCGTTTCCTGAGTATTTCCTCAATCTTGGATGCCTTCTTGACCTCGGCAACACCAAGTCTGGTCCTGTCACTCGGCGTAAAGCCTAGTAGCGACAGATTTCGCACAATCTGGTTGGAAACTGAGTCTAGCCGCCTAGCCATACCCATATCATCCGAACTCATTACTTTGATTCTCAGATTCCAGCGCTCATCCACAAGCTCACAGGTCATAAGCAAAATTTCCATGTCAGTAATTGGGGATATCCATTGGATTCCTGCTCCCCAAACCTCATCCCACAATCTGCGACCCGGTTTCAGCAAAGGGCGCGGTGGCTCAGGGATTTCTGAAGCCTGCGGGAGTAGCTCAATAGCCATAGGGTCCGGCAACTTGCGCTTACCGGGGTTCCCCGTCTTACGCTTTATCTCCACCGGGGTTGGTGGTCTGCCTCTTTGCGTCATATTCTTGGCTCTCTTGCGTAGGTCTTGGCTTTCAGCCTAATGCTTGCGATGCCTCCCGCCTTGTATTTCACCGAAGCCAGGTCAGGATACCTCCCTGCTACCTCATATATGGCTGAAGTATTTTCAGCCTGACGGTCCTCCACCTCTGCCGTCATCCCTCCAGGGGCAAAAAACTTGGTAATAGGGGTAATCCACTCAAGCCTGACAACCGAGCCATTCATCAAGAATGAACGTAGCGTGGTTTCAAAGTCCTCAGCTGAACTATTGTCCGTAGGTCTGTCCGACCCCGTGACCGCCCTATCACCGGCATAGTT